AAGTCATCGTAATATGGATCGTAATTGAATAGAGTTGTCATTTATTTCTCGTTAAAAACTCAAGATAAAACGGATTCTTTCCGTTTGAGATGGATCTCTAGTGATTGGTAATTGGTCAGATATGTATAATATTTTTCCAGAGTATAATTCTAATGTTGGTCCGGTAACCGAGTTAACAACACGAATAGAACCTGTATTGAAACCTTTAATTGCCTGATTAGACTGAATTGTTCCACGAACGTTGTTTAAGTAAAGTTGATTTTGAACCTCATCAAAGGAAATAACTTCAGCACTAAAGGTTCTTTCAGCATAAGTTGCTCCTTGATAAACAATCTCATCATTGTTGAAATCGCCCACACCCGGAGACACTTTAATTTTCGTATATAGTGTGTATGATGAATCTGTTGCATTCAGTCCTGTACTTGCGACTTTTGGATTTTGCAACAAAACAACTTCACGGAATTCGTTATCTGTTGGTAAATTACCACCTTCACTTTGGTCAAACTCCACGTTAAACATGATAGTTGTTGCACGTAGTTCATATACAGGATCATATCCGTGTCCATAAGATGGAGCAATTGTAACTCTAGCGGCACCAGATGTTCCGACACCACCAGTAACATCTTCTATGATAATGTTGGCGTATGTATAATTCTGACCTCTATCTTGGATAATAATATCTTGTATTTGTCCACCAGAAACGTTTGCTTTAAGAACTGCGCCTGAACCATCACCATCCACAGTTATAATACTTTGAACTGTTCCGTCGGTATAATTATTGCCAGAGTTTGTAATATTCACGATATCTATGGATCCGCCTATGGCGGCCGCTCTAACAAATTTATTGTATGTGACTGGCATCCAATCATCACTCAAGAATTTCTGTTTCTGAGTTGATGTTAATGTGTACAAATATTTCCACTTGTATCCATCTCCAGTCTCAACATATGGCTCTTCAAGTGATGTTGTTGAAAGTGTCAACTGAGGTTCACTGGTCGATGCTGTTCCTGTGGCAACGTTAGATAAGCATTTAAATACCTGGTCTTTAGTATTCAAAACATAAAAGTTTGTTGCAGATTCATATGTGTTATAGACAGTATTGGCTGTCCAATCTATTCTGTTAACAACTAAGGATGCATTTTCCAAAGAAACTTGTTTAGCAAATGATCCTTGGCGAAAATATTGGCTGATGATGCCGTCGGTATATGTTGGAACTTCAGGAACTTCGGTTCCAGAATTCCAAGGAATATTTTTGCCAATAAATGCATAAATGTAAGATTTTCTACTGTCGGGTAGATATGAATTGGCACTCAAATCCAACAAATTGTAGATTTGTTTTGCCATTAAAATTTTTAGATTATTGGTAATTAATGATGCCATGTTTTTATTTATCTAATTTTTCCAACGTTGGCTGACAAAAATCTGCCATTTCCAAGAATACTTGTTCTGGATGTGACCGTATTTGCATTAACTGTGTTTGCAATAATGGTCTCATCAAAAACAACATTAATTGTGGCTGAGGCGGAAGTAACGTTGATATTTGAACTTACATATGCATAATTTGAGTTTGCTACTTGTGTAACGGTCACAGTATTTCCAGTTGACAAGTAGATAACATCACCCTCTTGCAAGTCGTTTATGAAATTGACACTATTAGCGTCACCAAAAATTGCATTACTTCCAGACACAACGTTAACAGTATTCTTCAATGTTCTGGTCAATCCACTCAAGAAAATTGTGTCGCCGACATTAATTCTGTTTACCAAATTGGCGGAAGTGTTGGTTGATACAATAGAATTCGCACCATAGGCAACATTAAATGATACAGAAAGAGAATCAATATAGTATGTCATCACATTATCTGTATAAGAAATTGTTTCCGAATTATCATCAATTCTAGTAACGAACGTTTTTGTTCCGATAGGATGGACGATATCTTGCAAAGGTTTTTTGAATCTAGAATAATCTGTTCTTGACTTGATAATATATGAGAAGTTGTGGTATTTATTACCATCCTGTAATTTCTTATCAGCACTAATTTGACCATCCGTGTTCAAGTAAATGCCAGGATAACGAATTAAGCCATTTTCAAATCTAGCATTCGCTTTCGCTTTACCATCACCATAATATAATTCTGTCACGACATTAGCCGTTGTTTGACCATCATCCGAAATCAACGGATCAGTTTTATCTAAAGTTCCTGTATAATCAAAAATTCTAAGTAATCCTGTAGATGCATTGAACGAATCAACCTTTGCTCTGAAGGAAGTGTTGGTATTGGATGTTCCCTGGTACACGTAAGTATTGGAAACAAATAATTGTCCTGATGTGACATTCGCAACTACAAAATCCGCATTTCTCAACGAAATGATTGGTGTGCTGGTGTAGTCATAACCATAACTTGTGATTCTTAATTTTGAGATTGAACCAACTCTAGATGTAGTCAAATCAAAAGATTCACCATCACCATTAATTTCAACAACACTTAATACGGCATTTGAACCGGCTGCCGTATTAACAGTAATTGTTGGTAATAAATCTCTTGTGTAACCTTCACCACCAATAATATAGTCGCCCGTATCCTGAAACTCAATTTTTCTTATACCATTATTTGCATGAACTTGGGTAATTTTAGCATTAGCACCATATCCACTTCCGCCTGTGAAAGTTAAATATTCACCGACCGCATAATCTTGACCCGGATTATTAATAGCAATTCTACCTAGTGCACCAAGATTTTTCAAGTCACGGCGCATAATTTTATAAAGGGTTATACCAGTGATATCATTTGAGAATGATTGACTGAATGTTACACGTGTAGAAGTTACTGCCGTTACTACACGTGTCGCCTCAAATCTATTTCGCAACGAAATTCTAGCCAAGTCACCAATCTCAAAGGATAATGTCAAATCAACCGATGAACTTGTTATGAAATCTGTGTTCTTTAGAATATTTGCAGATGATAGAACCAAAACGTCTTCTTCATCTTCCAAATAAAGACTATAAACATCCGTTGTTGGTTTAACCCTATAACCACCACCTTGATTGATTAGTGATGCTGATGCTATGGAATATAAATTTAGAGTTTGAACGTCAGTAACTTGCAGAATGGTATTAGCATTCATTGATTGAATAGTATCATCATATATTGATTCTATCAATGTGCTTGATACATTAATTACACGATACTCTGTTTTGTCCAACAAATCAATTTTTGCTGTGGCTTCTGTTCCTAATGGAGCATTATCGAATCCACCAATGAAGCGGAAAATAGATGAGTTTGCATATTCTGTTGGGCTTCTAAATCCAAATCCACCATTTGTTACCACAATGTCAGTTACACCACCTTTAGTTGTCTCACCAACATACGCAATAGCACCAATTGGTGTATTTGAGTTGGGATTTAAACCACCAACGATAGTAACAGGATCGCCTGCATATCCTGTGGTAGGATCATATGCGTTATAATATAAACCTCTGTTTTGTGGATCAACTTTAATTTCAGATAACGCACCAATCAAACGACCGGACACAGTAACATCCGTTACGCCATTGTTATATGTCGCAGTTACAGTTTCGCCTGTCTGAAACAAACGTTGAACGTTGGAAACATAAACTTCAATATAAACAATACCAAGTTGTCTATCCACGGAGCGAACAACTTTTTCCACCAGAGCAGTAGATTTGGATGTTTGTCCAGTCAACAAACACTTCTCAATATTAAAAATGTTGTTATCGTTCGTGTCAATTCTAAGTGCAAGAGGAAGAACCCATTTACCATCCGATGTTTTTAGAATGTCTTCTTTTGGATAGTAAATATCAATGTTTTCATTGTATAGTGCTTTGAATAGAAACTTGACAGAATCTGGTGTACCACTTGTTCTATAGAACTCATGGATCAATTTTAGAAAAAGTGTTTTGTCACCAGCAATCTCTGTTGGAAAGTATGGTGTTAAATCTTTTCTGAGTTGTTCAATGTAGAAATCATCCGCAGTATCAATATCTGTGGATTTTCTGAGTGCATCCAACTCATAGGAAACCTGATTGTTTGTTTCCAACCATTCATAATACTTTTCTAAGAATGTGACGAATATAGGATAATCATCACGAACAAATCCTGGTAACTGTTGTTTTACCAGTTTAGATGTTAGAACTTCTTGCATTAAACTTGTACCGTCTTAACAATAATTGTTGTAGGATCATCGGCATCCAAAACCAACATTTTATTCAATTTAGATTGAATGATGTTTGATGCTGGTCTGAAGTGTAATAGAATATCACCGAAGTCGTTGTTAACTGCGATTGGAGCAAACTCGGTAATTGAAATTTTACCTAAAACATAGTCAATCGTTCCTGCAACACCGTTATTTTTGGATTGATTAATGATGACCTTCGTGCTCTGACTGCTTACTTCATCAGTTTTATAATAAGCAATACGTAGTTGACCGAATCTTCCCTCTAGCACGGCTGTGGCTTCAGCGAGTTGACCACCTCCGCCAATGATACGGACTGCGGCTGTTGTGTAACCAATACCAGGACTTGTGACTTCAATCTTAGATAGTTTACCATTTACGATAATTGCAACGGCAGTGGCCCCTTGACCGTCACCAACAATTTCAATCGTTGGTGTGGTTGTGTATCCATATCCAGTATTCGTAACAGTTACGGACTCCAGACCAGTAAATGAAGAAGGAATTTCTTCAAAGAAACATTGGCGAGTAACACCATTCTCATCAACCATTGTGAAGTCTGGTGATGAATAGAAGTTATCTTGTGTTGTACCACGTTGAAGTTCAAAACCAAAATCTAATGTATATGAATCACTATTGATTAAATTTGGTCTGAATTTTTTAGCAACATACAATTCAACATCGTCCGATATGATTGATTTATCATAGTTGTAAATTGATTGTTCTAAACC